ATAGGTTAGAAGTTAAAGCTATTGTTCCTGTGGCTGATGGGAATGTGTAATTATAAGCTGCTGCTGAATTAAAAATAAGTTGATTTATTAATGGACTTCCTCCATTTGGTAATCCAACACTAAATCCATATCCTGTTACTATTCCACCTAAATTGACATATCCTGCTAAAAAAGAAGTAACATTATTCTTTAATAAAACACTTCCATCTGCAATAATACTTCCACTAAATGTATTAGTTCCTGTAAAAGTTTGAGTACTTTCTAATAAAGCTAAAGTTCCACTAGCAGATGGAAAATTATAAGTATATGCACCTTGACCTATTGTTCCACCAAATATTACACCTTGACTATTATTATCAATTAGTACTTTATTAGATGGACTCATTGATATCATTGAAGCATAGCTACTTGTACCAAATAATTGCCCAGATATAGCTAAATTATTATTTAACAATATGCTTCCAGTCATTATTCCACCAGCTAATGGAAGATAAGAACTAAGATTGCTTGTTAAAGCTATTGTACCATTCGCAGCAGGTAAAGTATAAGTATAACTAGAGTTACTTGCCCAAGCAGAAAAATCAAAAGTAAATGCTTTTAAGTTACCAACAGTCGCTTCTTGTGCCATTGTAAATTTACCAGCTAAAGAAGATAAAACAGAATATCCTGTTGAAAAAACAGAACCACTTGGTAATACTTTAACATTTAAACTTGTTTCTCCAAATACATTATTTGCAGTTAAATTATTCAACCCTAAATCAACGTTTGCAGTTGCTCCTGTATAAGGAACGTAAGAAGATAAATTAGAAGTAAGTGCTAGAGTACCTGAAGCATCTGGTAGATTGTATGTTCTATCAGCAGTTAATAAAGAGTTATCTAATATAGCAGCCTCTAAACCTGCATCACCAAAATAAATATTTAATTTACCAGCAGATACAGAACCAATTGAAGCAGCACCAGTAGCTACACCAGCTAAAGTTCCAGTTTGTGTAAAAGAAACTATACCACCAGCAGTTCCATTTCCGTATGCTAATATACCATTTGCTTTAAGCGAAAATAGTCCTAAATCTACATTAGCAGTTGCTCCTGTATAAGGAACTTTGCCATTAAATGTACTCCAATCAGTTGAACTCAATTTACCAGTATTTGCAGCCGAAGCCACAGGCAAATTAAAAGTATGAGTAGCTACGCTTGAAGATATTGCAAAATCACTTCCACTTGTGCCTGTTTGAAAGAATTGTACTTGTCTTGTTAAACTATTTAATGTAGTCAATCCCTTAGAAAAGGTCGTAACTACTTGGCACAAATGATTGTTTTCAGTATGTAAAGTAACAGTTCTACCATCTACGTTTACATATATTCTAATTGCTATTCTATCAGTTATAGTTAAAACCGAAGTAGCCACAGGAATAGCAAAATAATAAGCACTTAATGTAGTTCCATTAGTTAAATATTCTGGGATTGCTTGATTAGAACCTAATAAAGTAAAAGTTGAACCATCATACTTGTAAAGTTCTGCATAAACATAAGGATTGTGAGAATTAGAGTTTACACTAAAATAAAACTCACAATTAAAGTTTCCAGCAGGTACTTCTAATAAAGCAGGGTCATTAGCATCAGTAATATAACTTGCTATGTAACCATTAGCCGAAATAGTAACATCAGTTCCAGCACCACTAATAGGAACTTTACTTAATTGTTTATAAGCAACCCCACCTATCGTACCTTGACTTACACTTGTATTAAGATAATAAGAAACCGAACTACCTCCACCTGTTGATGTAGGAAAATCAGCTAAAGTACCATCTCCTCTAACATATTGAGAAGCATCGCCATCTAAGGCAGTTATTACACCACTATTAGCCACTACTGGACCTTGTATGCTCCTAATTTTTGCTGCTCCTGATATTTGTAATTGATTGCTCATATTAATTATTGAAATATTCCTCTAATAAATTCATCTGATTCTAATGCCCTTCCAAAAGTAACCACACCACTTGCACTTGTAAACTTAATTTGGTCGTTTGTAGGAGTTCCTGTTGTAAGTATCTCTCTTACCTCTACACCACCTCTTGTAAAGCCTAGACAAGTCTTTCCTATCATATCTGCAAAAGTAATAGTAGTCTCTCCACCAGCTGCCGTTGAAGATTTCATATACACTTGACTACTTGCCGTTATTATCACACCATTTTGATTTATTGAAACTCCTGAAGTTGTATAAGGACCAGAACCTTGTAAACCTACTGAATAAGTACCTATGTCCTTGTAAGGAGCATTGATTTGTAAACTCGTAAGATTACAATTTCCACCTATAATTACTAAGCCATCTACTCCATTGTCAATAGCAAATTTAATGGCTATTTGTGTTCTATTTTGTTGCGTTTGCAATAGGTATAAATATCCGTAATTCTCTAATGTTATTAATCCATCGCAATTCACACTCCAATTAGCTATGTCGTTCTTAAATTCACGATACCAAGCACTCGTTTGAGATGTTACTTCTTTTTGGTCCACATTAACCGAGAAAGAACAATTTGTTGAACAAGCAAAAGGAATATCCGTTGGTATTGTAGTCGTTACCTTAGAAACATTAGTTCCCTGAGTGTAAAAGAAAATATCTCTTGCACCTACATTTAAAGGATAGACAGTTACTACTATTCTATCAGTTGCATCAAGTGATGTAGCTGGGAAGGTCAATGAAGTAGAATATAATGTCTTGCTAAGTGAAGTTAATACAGTAGTAGAACTTGTTGCTATTGTCGTAAATGTAGTTCCGTTGTATTTAGAAACCACAAAATAAAAAGAAGGAGAATAATCTAAACTAAAAGTTAAAGAAACATAAGAACTAAAAGTCCAAGTTCCAGCAGGGATAGAAGTCATATTAGGTTTATTCACATCTGTAATAAATCTAGCTATAACATTGTCTCCTGTTGCAGTAAAGTTTACACTAGCACCTACATTTTCAGTAGAACTAAATTGATAGTAAGAATTACCACCTATTGTGCCTTTTGACACACCACCATTTAGATAGAATACTCCATTGGGATTTTGCCAATAGAGAATCATATTATTACCTTGTACTTTATCTGCCATATTGCAAAGTTAAACTATATTAATATTAAATTGTCCTATCCAGAATGGCCCTAGTTGACCTACATCTGTTATGTAATTTGGAATGATAAATGCATTTATCTCAGCAACACTTACCTCAATTAACTGAACTGAGTTTAATTCGTTTACATAAGCATTTTGGCTTACTCTATTCATTATGAATTTCTTACCAGTATAAGACAAGTTTCCTGTAACTGTATCAGTTGTAGTAAAAACCTTATCTAAATAGACAAATCCTCCACCGCTTATATGTTCTCCTAAATCACATTCTACTGTTGCTACATTCTTATTTAGGTTTCTTATATTTTGATAAGTCATAAATACAACTAAATCTACTGCTCCTAAAGGAGTGCCACTAGGACAAGATGAATACCAATTCTTTAAGAATGTACCATCCGAAGCACATAAAACCCCTTTATTTGATGAATAGCCAAGAGCAGGAGAAGTTACAGATGGATAATTATTCCCATAAGGTTGCTCAAATACTTTTAAAGTAGATTGGTCTGCATTATTAGGATTATAATTAGCTTCTATATATTTAACTTGACTTGTTGCTCTTGTAATTATAAAGTTCTTATAATACCCACTTTCCCCACTTGCATTTACTATTATACTAAATTGTAATCTTCCATATATAGGTACACCAAATTCTAAGTAAGGTGGAATATCTTTACTAAATGTTCCAAACTCAATACTACTATCAGGTATTGCTATATTTTGTACTGTGGATGCCCATATACCATTTGTATCTAAATATTTTGTACCACCTACTGTAATCATTTTTATTTGCAGTTTAGCACTTGCAAATGTTCTATGTTCAAAACTTAAATTAAAAGGCACTTCACCTATATATGGTAAGTAAAAATCAGGCAATGCAGTATTACCAGTAGATATTGAAGCATCCCCACTAGAACCTCTAGTTATAAAGTATTGATTAAATTGTGAATTAGCATCAGCAATTATTTGAACTGTACCTGTGCCACTAAAAGAAGGTATAAATCCTACGGCAGTAAATCCACTATATAACTTTAAGTCTGCATTGTCGCAATAGTTTAAAGCTGATTCATAAGCACCTCTCCCTTGTATATTATAAAACCCTTTTTTTAATAGTTTTACTTGACTATTATTTATAAAATGCACATTACCATCTGCATAAGGAACTATGTTAACTGTATTACTTAAAACACCACTACTTGTTATTGTAGGAGTAGCTAGAATATTATATTTAGTAAAATAATTAGTAGTAGCTGCCATCTCATTCATTGAGAATATACACCAGTCTCCATTAGCTTGAAACATTCTACAATTAAATGAGGTCATTATTTTGCCAATAATATCATAGTATGACTCACCCATAAAATCCCTTCTATACTGATAGATTTGGCTAAATGGCTCGTTACTTACTGCATCTTGTCTATCATTCATTCCATCTGCAAAGTATGAACAAGCCACAACTAAATTAAGTACATCTGGATAACCTAATAACTTTAATCCATTACTAATTACATTTAATTGAGTGTCTAATTGATTAATACTATCATCTCTTACATATTCAATATTTTGAATAAAAGAAATAGCATCAATACAAGTAAAGTCTGCTTGAGTAATGCCTGTTGAAAAACCCATTTGAGTATAATCATTAAACAAAAAACCTCTCCACATTACATTTGTACTTTCTTTTAATACTACATAATACTTCCTATCATCTTGAGTAAGTACATTAGGGAATTGGTCGTAATCATCTTGCGTTTCTAATAATATAGAAAAGTTAACCTGAGTAGATATTATTGTAGGGTAAGGATATTCCTCGTTTGAGTTAGGTTGTACTATTATTGATACTGGCTTATAGGTTTTAACTACTCCAGCAACATAATCTCTCTCATAAATCTCAAGTACTTGGTTATTACCATTCCTTAAAATTTGAGTTATTGTATATCTTAATCCGTAAGGCATTATGCTAAACTGATTGATTGTCCTTTAATGTTTGATGCCTTTTGACTTCTATTTACTGCAAGTAATAAATCTTGACCTCTTAATACAAATTGTCCACCATTACTTGTTGTATTACCACTCATTGCTCCTGCGTTAAAAGAAGTATTTAAAAAGTTACTTAACTTACTTAATGGCATAACTGCCTCACTTTCTGAACCTTCTCCTATCAATGCAAGAGTTGGTTTAGTTACTACTCCACCAGTAGCCAATCCAGCAAACAATAAATCTGCTGCTCCTGCTCCACCTTCTATTGCTCCACCAGCACCTCCTGAGATAGCGTTCATAATTGCTTTAAATAACAATGCTTGAATAACTGATGCTGCAATTTGTTTAGCTAAGTTTTTAAACATATCCTCAAGTGCCATACCTATATTTGCACCTCTTTCCATAGCATCAAATAACCCCATAAATGCATTAGTAACATTATTTGAAATTGTACC